TTTTACTTGATTAGCTGCACCTTGCATAGTCTTACTAAATAAATCTTTTAATCTTAGTGTATATTCTAGGTTATTACTCGCCATCTATTTTTGGTATTCTAGTTCCGTTATATTCTAAACAATAATCCATCTCTGCTACTCTTCTACACCATTCTGTATCGCTTAATTTGTTTGGATTTTCTCTATAAAAAAAGCGGATAAGTGCATTATTTCTCGCTATCTCATCCGCCTTTATTTCACTTTTAAAAAACTCTAATTTTTTTTTAATACTGCTTGTTGCACTTTCAATAACTCAACCACACCTAATCCTGCACTTTCAATCGCATCATCATTATCAGTAACTAATTTTAATTCATCACCTCCAATGTAAAGAGCATTTAAACACGCTACTACTGCCTTATCAAATTTATCTTGATTAACAAGTTTACCAACAATAGAACGTGTTGTTTTGTCTGGTTTCTTTAGAAAAATGGTAGCTGTTTTAGAATCATCATCTGTATCTAAATAAACTAACATTTCTCTAACTGAACCATGTTTTTGTTTTAGTACTTCTAATTCTTGTTTTAATTCAATTTCTGTTTTCATATTTGAGTATATTTATACTGCAAATATAATAAAAAATTAAGATAAAAACTGAATATGTGAAATAATTAATTCTAATTCTACAGGGATTGAAGTATCTCCACTTGCTGAAGCTCTTTTATTATTCATAAAACGAACATTTTTTAAAACGTGTCTACGAGTAACTAAAGCTGCATCAATAAAAGCTACTGTAATATCAAATTCAGGAATATCCATAATGCGACCATTTGGTGCTACACTTTGAATATTCTCTAATTCCTCCATTAAAACTGTAATCTTTGCAGTAGGTTCTACTTTACCATATCCACGAGATACAGGGAAACGCCCTGCACCGTAGATGTTTTCCATTCCTTGTTTTTCTTCGTATTCAATATTTGTAATCCCGATAATATCAGCACCTAAAATATTTACTGCTATATCAGCCCATTCATACGATTTTCCGTTAACTAACGGTACTATATTATATGCCATGTCTTTTTATTTTTTAAATTGATAATGCAAACCCTATGTTAACTGTAATTGTATCTGCTACGCCAACTGGTACTAATTTAACAGCTATTGTTAATTCATTATCAGTTAATACATCTTGACTAGGGTCTATTGTTACTAAGAAAGCACTTAACTCATTATCTCTTTGCATTACTTCTAATGCTCTATCACATAGAGAATTAAAATAACCTATTGTAGTTTCTGATAACGTACCATCTGCATTTACTGTTAATGGACTAGCTAAACTAGGTAATAAGAATGTTCTTAAACTTCTGATAGCTTTATCAATTACTCTGTTATTATAAATGTAAGTGTAATCAGATGTAGCAGCTATACAAGTGTTAGGTTTAGTAAAATAAGAACCTGTTAAGCCTACAAATTTCTTTAAGTAGTTGTAACCAAAGTTTTCTAAGTTTACTAAATTACCATCTGAAATAGATGTGTATAAATTACCATTAGCAAATGCTAAAACATCATATTCAGCAGCAGCTACATTAAATTTAGCTATCCATGCGATGCTTTCGTTTACTTTTGCTAAGGCTACAGCACCTAACATAGTACCCATACATCCGATGCTCTTATTAGTAGCTTTCCATAATCTAAAACCTACATTATCTCCATCTTGACCTAAACAAACAGATACATTTTTATTACTTAACAATTTAGTATTTGCTAAAGTTGTTAAGTCAGATGTTCCGCTAAATTCAGCTTGGTACAATACTGAAGAAATTGTTTTATGATTGGTTTCTAAAGCATCTAAAACAGCCTGTAAGGTAGTTGTTTGTGATGTTGCAAATGCTGTTGTTTTTTGGTAAATACCTAATTGTTTAATTTCGCCTTGTGCAAAATTTTGTAATGTTGTAACTTTTGCAAATGTTGTAGCATCTGCTGTAGCCTCAATATCAATATATAATTTACCTTTTGGTTGTATTCTAAAGAACTCGCTAACATGGTAGTGCATAATAGCTATTTCAGAAGCTACACCTGCAACTACATTTTGCGTTAATGTTCCTGCTAATGTTCCTGTTGGAGTTGATACATAAGGAGTTCCAGAGTTTAAAAATACACCTTGATTTTTAGGAGCTGTAATGGTTACTGTAGCTGTATTAGCAACTGCTGTAAAACCATGCGTAGGAGTTCCTAAATTAATTTCTGCTGCTAAACGGTCTGCTGCTGTAGAAGTACTTGTAACATCTGCTGTTACTTGTGTATAACTAGCTAAAGTAACTGTTCCTAAAGCACTTTTAGATGGTGTAGGGTTAACGCTATCAATAATAGCACAAGTTAAAACGTGTGTATCTCCTGCTGCACCTTTATTTGTAACAAGGAACGTAGCAGTACTAGCAGTTGCATCTGCACAAGTATCTACAATTCCTAAATCTTCAGCTTCTTCAACTGAATATACGATTTTAATTCTATCATTAGAACTAAAACCACTTGGCAAAGTAGCAGAGTAAAACAACATACCAGAAACATAATCCGTTCCTGCTAATGGTCTACCTAAACCGCCTTGTCCTTTATTAAATATAACATCATTTGCCATTTATAAAATATTTTTTAGTTTATTTTTTCTTTTTTGGTTTTTCTTCAGCCGTAACATCTTCTGCTGCATTTTCAGATACTTCTTTGCCATTTTTAACAACAAAACATCCAAGTTTATTGTTTTTAGCATATTCTTCAACGGTTTTAATTTCTTCTTCTTTTTCTAGTAAGAAAATACCGCTATTACTTGTAACTACAACTATACTAGCTTTTTCTAGTTCATGTTTAGCTACTTCTTTTGCTTTTTTTAAATCCATTGTTAAGTGTTTTTATATAAAGGGGTTACATTTAAGCAACCCCTCTAAGATTAATATTAAGCCTGTACGATTGCTACAACACCTACTTGAGATGTACGCATTTTAGAAGCTCCAAATAATTGGAAAGCTGAAACAATTGAACCGTAGTATTCAGCTACACCTTCATTAATCATTACTTCAGTATTACCCATTGCTTTAGCTACAAATGAAGGATGGTAAGCTAATGCACCTAAGTTATCAGTAGATGCAGGTGAAGATGGTACACCATTATCTCCTACTGCTTTAATAACTGGAGTTCCTGTATTATCATAAACAACTACTGTTGAACGAATCATAACGTCAAATCCATGAATACGAGTTACAACACCTGAAGGTAATGCAGATTGTCCGTAAGATTGTGCTTGATAAACGTCTGCAATTGCTAATAATTGAGCATTATACATACTTGAAGGAAGCAATAAGATACGACCAGAAGCTGGTACGTTTTCAGCATCTAAAATCGCTTTTGCAGATAAAATATCCGCTAATGTAATAGCGTTACGGTTACCTGTAGCAGATGGAGCTAAAGCATTTGTTGTTCCTGTACCAGTTGTACGAACTAAACGAGTTGAACCACTTGGAGCCCATTTGTATAAAGCGTTATTCACTAATGCTTCTTCTAATGTAGCGATGTTTTGGTTTAAAACACTCATACGTTTTTCATAAGATAAGAAAGCTGTTTCTTGTCCTGCTTCAATATGGATAGGCTCAACATAGTAAGTATCCATTGAATAAGTTAATTCACTATCAGTTCTTTGTGTGATAGTTGCAGGAAATGAACCTAAGTTTTTAGTAATTGTAGGATTTGCTCCTGCTTGTGGAACGTGAACTGTTTTGTAGTTTACGAATCCATCGTGATTTACTGCACGATTAATAATAGCGTTATCTTTAAATAAATTCTCTTGAATATCCGCTAACCATTGTTCTCTGTCTAATGCCATGATTTTTAGTTTTTATTGTTTTTTGTTATTGTTTATTTATTAGTCTACTTGAATTTTTGCACCACATGGATAAAAGTTTGTACCATTGTATAGGTATGCTTGTGACCAAGTTTTCCCAGCTACACCCGTTACTGCTGGGGCAATTACAGAACCCGCTAAAGTTGTCACTTCAGTTGAAGTTGTTTTAACTGTAACTAAACAAATAGCACCTGCTTTTAAAGTACTAGCCGCTGTTAATGATAATGTAGTAGCCGCTGTTAAAGTAGGTACTGCACTCATGTAACTCATTTGGTTAGAAATAGTAACTGCTACAGTTCCAGAAGCTGCTGCTGTAAATCCTTGAGCTGCTCCAAATGGGTAATTAATTACTTTTGATGTTTGAGCATTAACCGTAAATGCTAAACATACTGCTAAAATTGAGATGATTTTTTTCATGTTTTATTTTTGTTTTTTATAATGTGCATAATGTGCGTTATACATTTCCGTGTAAATTTCAGGAGTTTCATTTTTGATTTTAGCTAAACCTTTAGCATCTTTTTTCTCCCAATCTCTAATAGTCCACTCAGAACGGTCTTCGTTTCCTTTGTTTGTTTTAATGTTTTTAACATCAAAAACTTTAACAGCGTCTTTAACATTGTTAATTTTAGAAATCATGTTAGCCACAAATTCAAAGTTGTTTTTTGCCATTTCAATAGTTGCATCTTTTTCATCTTCTGCAATCTTTTTTTCTTTAATAGCATTTTCAACTAATTCAATAGCTTTCGCTTCTTTTTCTTTTTCAGCTAATTCTTTAGCTTCGTTTTCTTTTGCTTTATACTCCTCAACTACACCATTTAAACGGTCTAATTCAGCTTGTAACTCAGCATTTTTAGCATCCTTTTCTACAATAGCAGAAACAATAGCTTCTTCAGTTGCTTCATTGGATAGTTTTAACACATTTGTTATTTTTTCCATGTTTGGTTTATTTATGATTTTATTATAAATTATAGCCATATTGCTAAGGCTTTCCGATTTACTAATTTTAATCTTTTTTGAACTTGTTATAATTTCATCTACTAATCCCATATTAAAAGATTCATCAGCACCTAACCAAGTTTCTTTATCCATCATAGCAGATATTTGTTCAGCAGTTAGCTTTGTACGTTGCTCGAAAATTGTTACTAAAGTATTTTTAACTAAATCTAAAACGTTTTGGTCGTTACCTCCACTTGGATTATGTAGCATTAATGTACCAAAGTCTGCCATATAGCATTTTTTACCTGCCATTGCAATAACTCCAGAAATACTAGCGGCTAACCCATCTATATAAGTATCACAAGGCACTTTAGAATTAAGAATAGAAGATACTATTGAATATCCATCTAATACAGAACCTCCAATAGAGTTAATTCGTACCTTAATTTTACTACATTTATCTTGTAAATATTGCATCTCATAGGCAAAATCACTGCCAGAAATACCACTTACATAGCAACCATTTTCATCAATAGAGCTACCAATTTGACTATATAATAGCATAGTAGCTTCATTTTCTGATATGTTTTTAATGTATTTAAAATTCATAATACAAAAATAATTACTAAATTTGTTGCAAATAGTGTATAGTCACTACTTTATTTATATGGGTAAATCACATACAGAAATAGACATAAGAAACAAAATGCTAACTTATAAAGTTAGGGTAACAAGTAGAATATCTGGAGTTAATAAAAACAAATTCTTTTTAGACTGCATAAAAAAAGGAGTTAATGAAAACACTTTATTATTAAACATTATAGATATTCACTATTCTTTAATAGAACAGCAACCACAATTAAAAGAATTAGAATTTACAGAGTTAAAAAAACAATTACTCGAATTAATTAAATTAAAATAAAAAGCACTCAATAATGAAGGCTAATTAAGATAACAACATACTCAAATGGTTATCAAAAGAAGGAAAAAGTTATATTTCAATAACTATAAAGTTATTATTGTTAAAATCAATACCACCACCACCACCATTAGTGGATGCTATTTGTAATTTAATTACTTTGTTTGGTGCTACTGATACTAATGCCATACATGAACATACTTGTAAATGTAAATCTACATTTGGACCTATAATATCCAAATAAGATTCGCTAATATCTTTTTGAACACTATCTACTAATATTTTTAATTTACCACCATCACCTAAGGTAGAACCAGTAAACCTAACATTTGTTTTACCTTGTATTAACCATGTTCTAGTAACTCCATCATTAGGTGTTGTATATGTAGAGCCTGTTAAATCAATAAAAGAAGTACTAGTAGTATTTTGGTCTGGAGATTGATAAGTGAAAGATGTTTTGCCTGCGCCATAAGCACTAACTAAATCAGAGCTTGTAAAATCTCCACCACTTGCAACATCTGTAGCAACATATTTATAAATATCATGTACGCTACCAGTTGAACTATCACTAAATGTAATAGGGTCTGCTGTTGCATCCTGTGTTTTAGTCAATATAAAACGTGCAATGTTTGTTGTACCATTTACGGCTGTAGTTTCATAAAATTTACCACCGTAAAATATCTCTCCTGCTGTTACATCTTTACCACTATCTGAAACAACGCATCCACTAATAACATAAGGTACTGCTAATGAATAACTACCTTTAGCTTGTGTAATTTGAGCCTTAATAAGGGCAGCTTTATCTTCATCTAAAGCATCTTGTAAAAATTCTAATGAATGACCTGTAAACGGTTGTAGTTTATCATTTGCATCATCAATTTGTGTTGTACTTATTTTTTTCATAATTAATAATTTCCTATTCTAAATTTAATTCCACTTAATACATATTTACTAACAAAGTTATAAACATTATTATATCTATTTGCAGTATCATTTCCTAAAGTATTATAAACAGCAGTAGGAACCCAAACAATAAAATCATATTCAACAAGTTGATAAGTAGGGTTATTACCCATGTATTGAATTTGATTAATACTATCATTTGGCATTAAACTACTTGTTGCACTTGAATCACCTAAAACAAACTGCATTGATACATTAGAAGTATTTTCAATATAAATTTGAGGGTCTGTAGATGGTATTCTGTACCACTTATTTAAAGCATATTCTAATAAAATAATTTGTGAGTTATATTTTATACGTTCTTTAACTCCTATAAAATTATCGTTAATTAATACCCATTTTGTAGTATCACTAGGTAAAGCACCTAAAGAAGCATCAATAGCTTCATATATCATTTTATCCGTATATATAACCCTATCACCTAAAGCATATAAAGTAAAAGCATCATAATCAGGATAATCAGAACCATCTTTATAATCAATAAAAACAGTATTCCATAACTTTTGAACAGGGCTAGTAATAACATTTAACCATGCTAAAAACTTAGTTTTTCTTAGCACAGGTGGTGTTAATTGTTCACCTACTAACTCATTATCATAATCGTAAATATCTGCCATTATTGAGCTACAAAAGTTAATGTATCTGTAAATAAATAGTTAGTTGTATCTTCTTCTACTACATAACCTGCTGTTAATTTATATGTAGGTATAATAGTTGTTTTAGCTTGTACTAAATAAGTACTATTAGCAATAACTTCTGTATCTGGTCTAATTGCTACGTTTTCTAATACAACATCTGTAACACCTGTAACACTTTGAATAGCATCTACTAAAGATGTTAATTTAAAAGTTCCATCAAATTGTATATTTGCTAAGTATGTGTTAATAGCTGCTATAACATTATCACTAATAACATTTGTATATTGACCGTTATAGTAAATAGTAGCTCCTAAATATATTTTATCAGCATCTAATGAACTAGCAACATATCTAACACCTGAAAAACCAATACCAACACCACGACCAGCGTATGTTCCATCTCCTGCATTATTTAAGTAGCTTTGTAATGCTGCTAATTCAGTAGGAGTTAATGCTACAGGTGGCTCTTCTTTTGCTACTTTAACATTTACTGTTCTAGTTGCAACCGTTCTAACTGCTGCTCTTGTAATAATTCTTAATGTAGTATCTTCAGTTGCATATCCTACAGAAAAATCATCTAAAATCTCAACTGTCTGAGGTGTTATGGCTGAATATTGAAATTTTAATACCCTATCGTGTAACCATTTATCACTTCCTACAGGTGCTTTATCTACAATAGTTTCTAAGTCTTTTTTAAATATATCCCATAATACTTCTTGTAAATACATTTGTGTTGCTACAATGTATTTCCATAGTGTGTAAATTGCAGAATTAGAAGTAGAATTTAAACCACTTAAATCTGTTTGTGCAGCTTGTTCTGCATCCATTCCATCTATTATAGTTTGTATTGACCTTGCCATTAAATTTCGTCTATTGTATTAATTGTTGCATTAATAATCGGTGTTAAAGTAGCGGTTGTAGTATCTTGTGTTTGGTTATCGTTTCCTAAAGTAGTGTAATCTTGGATATAAACTTGCACGTTATCATGGTCAAAATCTTGCTCCTCATTACGTCTTAATAGTTTTCCAAATGTACTGTATTGTTTGTTTTGTACTGTTTGCCAAACACTATCAACCAATGTTAAAACATCAGTATCTTCATCTTTATAACTTTCAAATGCTATTCTTAAACGTACTGTTAAATCATATTCTTGACTAACTGCTAATCTACCTTTATCTCTATAATTAGAAGGTAAAAACTCAATAAAAATAGCAGGGCATAAAAACGGATTTTCTACATTTTCACGTTCTAAATTATTACGCCACAATGCAACGTGCTTAATACCAGTTATAGCTAGTAAATCTGTTTTAAGTGAGTTATATAGTGTTAATTTAGACATAATGCAAATATACAAATTATTTATTAAATTGCTTCTTAATATTTTTATCTAAAAAAGCTATTATTTGCCTATTTAGTTTACCTGAATAACCTATAAATTGTCTTTTAGGCATTTT